CGGCACTTGTGAGCACTATGAGACAAATCATCCTCATGCCACACACCCCAACTACCCCGCCTGATGAGGATGACGCAGGCACCCCGACCTCTGGTTCCCCGATTACGCCCTCGCTACGCATAATCAGGCCACCCGGCTGGCAGCCATCACCCACTGGCCCAGCCATCCCAGACTCACCAGCTGTACCGCCAGCTGCTCCTCCTGCCCCGGCTCCGCCATCCGGACCTCGTGTTCCACTTGAAGGCTGTTCTCTCACTCCCGAGCAGTCATACGAACTCGCCAGGAGGAGGTACGGTACCATTATTAAGATGACCCTTTCTTCAATCATCCACACGCCCACATGTGATCCTGTTTCGAAGGACTCACGCCTTGTGGCTAACCGTAACGTGACTAAGACTGAGCAGTCTGTCCGTCTCAATCAAATTGAAATCGTCCACCGTGAGACTGTGGACCCTCCTCTCTCCTCTCTGCTCACTTTTGTCGGGGCTGCACCCCCTTACTGGTCCACACAAACCAAGATACCAATTTCTAAAGTGTGTGACTTCGGCACTTTCTGTTCAGCTGCCTCTTTGGCAGCGGGTGTCGTGGTCAATTATCTCCACCCATTCATTCCACCCCTTCCTCGTGCCATCACTTCTGTAGCACTTCCCTTTCTCAAGACCGCCATGTGGCTGTCCGGCATCGTCCCAGCCACCTCTTGGCCTCGTGCCATGGCTGCCGCCTCGACAGTAGCCACCTTCGCAGTTGTGAAACAGTTCTTGAAGCGTAATGTGGACTCCACCATCACTTACTGCCCTCACATGCTCTCAAACCTTGTGAACGAAAGCTCAAAGGTGGCCATTCACTCCGAGGAAGCTCCTGTCTTGCGTCAACGCCTTCGTCGTTTGGCAACCATCCCTGTGTCTGATTCAATCCACACTGAGGTTGTCACCGGCACCGAGGACGCCTACTTGGCCTTACAACAGGATTTTCAATCTCCCAACCTCAAGAACGTCGCAAAAGAGTCTTTGCGTACGGCCTTCGTGCTCGTGAGGTTGGGTTACAGGTTGCTCCTGGCATTGTGCCAGTCAATCAGTCGCTTATGAGGAGAGAACGGCGGCGCATGTTCCGCATGCTGCCTTTTGGTGCCCTTCTCCCTTTTGCCCCCATAAGCTCAGACTCGAACGATCCAGAAACTGTTGCGTTTGGTTTCCAGAAACGGCTCCTGAGAGTGGTTCCCCAGCCTTCACCGGCTAAGCTTACTCTCCTAGCCGGGTTTGTCCACCATTTCTGTGAAACTCATTTGCCTAAGGTGGAGGTGTTGTCATTCGATGAGTGGTTGGCGTCCACCTCATACAACACCGCTAGAAAGGCGGAATTGACTTTGTGCCATAATGAACTCCGAGGAGGCCTGCCTACAAAGAGGCAGTGCTCTCACATAGACACTTTCGTCAAGACCGAGTCTTACCTTGAGATCAAAGCCTGTCGTATGATCAATTCGCGCAGTGACTATTTTAAAGTCACCGCAGGCCCTGCCTTTAAGGCCATTGAAAATATGATATATCATTTACTCAAGCCCTTCATAAAACATGTTCCTGTCCCCGACCGTCCTGCTTTAATTAAGGCACTCAAGCGTGCAGCCCGTCGCTACTTCCAGACGGATTTTGTTGCATTTGAGTCTCACTTCACGCAGGAAGTCATGGAAGCCATTGAATTGCAAGTCTACGATTGGTGTCTCTCAAATTACCCTGAGCTGGCAAAGCTCATACATGACACCTTGTCTGGCCCAAACCGAATGAGGACCCGCACCGGACAATCTGCCACCGCTAAGGCTCGTAGGATGAGTGGTGATATGTGCACATCACTCGGCAATGGACTTTCGAATTTATTCCTCGTACTCTTCCTCCTTGAACTTAAAGGCGACCATTCCTATGAAGGGTATGTAGAGGGTGACGACGGCCTGTTTTCTTGCCAGGCCAACCTCACCGAGCAGGACTACGCAGAATTAGGATTCACTATCAAGATCGAAGAAATCGATGACCCATGCAAGGGCTCTTTTTGCGGCATGGTCTTCTCAGATGCTGAGGAAATCATCAAACCACCGGCCAAGTTTCTCTCAACTTTCGGCTGGACCAGCAGCTTCATTGACGGATCTGATAGGCTGATGCTCGAGTTGCTTCGAGCGAAAGCGTTGAGTGCCTGCTACGAAGCCCCGCAATGCCCGATCTTGGGGGTGCTTGCCCGGCATTCGTTGACCTTGACAAGGGGCGTCCGCCCTCGTTTTGTGGACGACCATTATCACACTCCCTTGTCAGATGAGATGGCAATTCCTGAGTTTGCTCCTCACCAGAGCACTCGAGAGTTATTCGCTGAGCTCTACGACCTCCCAATCGAATCACAGATTGCGGTAGAGCGGCTGATAGCGATGGGACGTTTCAAAGACAGCTTCCCATACCTGCAACACCTCATCCACCCAGACATGCTCCTCTATTCAAGCAACTATGTCTGTTAGAACTAGCTGTCGCTTCTCCCGGTAACCAAATATCTTCCCGGGCAAACAAGAAGACCC